TGCTAGGTGCCAGCGTAATGAGTACAAGCGCAGCGCCAGCGCTTATAACTGGTCTGTATACGGGTTGGGGGAAAGGGCAGAACGGCCAAACCGGATATTTAAGTGGGGGGAAATACCACTGGCCCGGTACCAGGAAATAGACGCCCCTACATACTACTGGTCTGACTGGGGCGCGGTAGACCCCTGGGCGGTAGGTGAAGCGAAGTACTACGACGGGGCGCTGTACTTGCATGAACTGAACTACGCCAGTGAAAACGCAATACGCGACCGGTTAAACGATACCCAGCGGGCGCAGATAGGCCCGGACGAAGACGGTATAGTAACCTGGCTTTTTACAAAGCTGGGGGTACCTTTCGACCGGGAAATACTTTGCGACAGCAACCGTAAATTAAAGATCCTGGCTTTGCGCGCTGCGGGCTGGGACTACGCGCTGGGGGTTAGTAAGGGCGCTATAGTAGATGGTATCAGCTTGCTTTGTGATATGCCTGTATACTATACAAATGACAGCCCGAACATAGCACACGAACAGGAAAACTATAGCAGAAAAGTAGACCGGTACGGTATAGTATTGGAAGACCCCGAAGACTTCGATAACCACCACATGGACGGCATACGCTATGTAGCTACATACCTTCAGACTACCGGGGTTATACGTTCTGAATAATGTGGATAACTTTTACTAGGAAGTTACGGTAGCGTTACCTATATTTGTGGTATGAAGATAAAACGCGAAACATATAGCGAATACGGGGTAAAAACCCAGACCGTTATTATAGAAGGTACTACTTTGAAAAAATTAGCGCTGAAGTACCCAGACGCAAAAGTACAGGTAGACGGTAGTTTTTACTTAGTTAGGGACGGCTTTAATATTTTTTATTCTAAAAAATAATCCTATGAAACTACAACACGTTATAGAAAAATTCAGCGGCAGCGTTAACCAGATCTTAATTATTGAAACTGAAGCTATGCGGCTATCCGCTACCAGTCTGGGGTACGACGACTTTACCGCCCGGCTTTTTTTCAGCGGGCAGTATATAGGTGAAATTTCCGACCTACTGGCGAAGGCGGGGGTATGGGAAAGCCTTATAGACGGTATTAACTGGGACGAAGTTTACGCAGAAACTAAAGCGGCTAATTATGAATACTGACCTACTAAACGACCTCAAAGACTACTTTGAAGACCGCGCGGACGCGGACCATAGCGGGGAAAGCTACCGGCCAAATAAGGAAATGCAGCTATTTAGCGCGCTTAATGAGTATACCGAAGACCGGGCGAAGGTACGCTACAAGCTGGCGCGGTATTTAAAGTATAAAAATTTTGAAGAAATGGACCCCAGGGAAAAGGATATTGCTAACTTTTTATTGGAAAACATATAACTTTACCCCCTTAATTTTCTGTTCAACAGCAACGATTAAACCCTGAAAGTTTCTACTTTTGGGGTTTTTTGTTTCAAATATTACTACATTCGTAGGCAAAATCTTACTTTGTCCTGGATTTCCAACCTTTTTGGCTTCAATTATCAAGTAAAAGAAGCCCTTAGATCCGGCTTTTTCCCGTGGCATTTCTGGGGCGCTGCGCCTCAATTTAATGACTATACCAGCGAAGTAACAAAACTACAGGCGGTTTTTAGGAACCCGGCGCTACTTAAAATTTTCTCTATACAATGCGACCTTTTTAGCCTGGGTAAGCCTTACGTTTATAACAAAAAAGGAAAACTTTTACCTGACGACATAGCTATAGACAGGATTGAAAGCCCTAACCCTATGCAGTCTATGTCTGACTGGCTTTGGTCTTATATGTTCTGGAAAATGCTAGGTAACGCCTACCTGTATATGACTAGCAACGTAGTAGAACGGGCTAACGCACCAATGTACTGGCTAGAAAGTCATAAAATTGAGTGGCCCGCCAGCCTGGATAAGCAAAAAGATAAACTTTTTCTTTCTGAAGCAAAGCTAAAACAGGTATTAACTACCCAGCTAAAGTACCGGTACGAAGACGGTACCACTATGGACCTGGTACTGGGGGACATAATGAGCGCGGCGGATCTTACCAACGGTACCGGGAACTGGTTTAAGGGCTTTTCCCGCATAGACGCGCTATATAAAATTATCAGCAATAGCGAAGTCGCACTGGATAGTAAAAACATTAGCGTACGCTACGCTGGTAAATTTCTGGTAGCGGGCACCGCGGATCCTAACGACGTAACTAAAAAGATACTGGGCACTGACGAAAAGAAGGATATAGAGGAAAAAATGAACGACGACAAAAGCGTACACGCTGTAAAAAGCCTGGTAGATATAAAGCGCTTTGTAGACGACCTTAAGGTACTTGAACTGGATAAAGCCTACCTGGCGGACTACTTTTTAATCGGCAATATGTACGGCATACCGCGCGACGTTCTGGAAGCCTACCAAAGCGCCACTTATGAAAACCAGGAAAAGGCTAGGGCGGGCCATGTTACTTACACTATGGAACCGGCAGGCGAACTACTGGGCAATATGCTGGCGAAAAAGTGGGGGTATACTGAACGCGGCTGGAAGATCTGTTTTAGCTGGGACCACTTACCTTTTACCCAGGTATTTGAAAAGGAAAGGGTAGGCATAAAGTACACGCAAAGCCAGACCCTACAGCTACTTTTAAAGCTGGGCGTACCTATTGAAGAAATTAACGCTTTCCTGGATACAGAATTTAGTATAACTGAACCCGTAGAAAATGAAGAAACCGCTAACACTGAAGCAGCTTGAAGACCTTAAAGCTGAAAAGGAAAAGAAAAAATTAACCAGTCAAATTATAATAAAAAATGCTGGAAATACCAAACCTAAAAGGTAAAGACCTTTTTGATTTTCTGGTAAAAAACGAAAAAACGTTAATAGCCCAGAAAAAATACGACCTGAAAAGGGCGGACGCATTTAGCTTTACCGGCCAGGTAGAAGATAACCGCGGCCATGCCGTAAAAGCCAATATAGGAACGCTGGCGGGTAAAACGGAATTGAATGTAACCAGCGTAATTAATACTACTAACTGGTACGACAGCCACGGGGACGTCCATATAAAAGGGCTATGGAAAAAAAGCCTTTCTGAAGTAAAAGGCCTGTACTTACTTCAGGAACACTCTATGAGTTTTAAGGGTATTATTTCAGACGAAGTACAGGCGTATACAAAGTCTATTTCCTGGAAGTCTTTAGGCGTAGACGCTGACGGCAGCACCGAAGCGCTGGTATTTAACAGCTTGGTACGCCAGGGCCGCAACGGGTATATGTTCGAACAGTATCGGGACGGGTTTGTAAAAAACCACAGCGTAGGTATGCGGTACGTAAAGCTGGACCTGGCGCTGAACGATGAAGACTACCCGGCTTATAAAGAACTTTGGGACAAATATATAGACGGCATAGCTAACCGCGCGGACGTAGAAGAAATGGGTTATTTCTGGCCGGTTACCGAAGCTAAAGTAGTAGAAGGTAGCGCCGTCCCTATTGGATCCAACGTAATAACACCAACACAAAGTGTAAAAAACCAGCCGCCTGCGGGCACTGGCGCAACGGGGGCCGCTAACCGCACCCGCGTAAAAGCTGAACTAAATAAATTATTATCACTAACAAAAACAGTAGTAAGATGAAACGTACTTTTTTTAAGTTACCACAGCGCCCGGTAAGCTACGCGCCACGGATTAAAAGCCGTAGGCTTCAGCTAGGTATAGGCCGCCACAATGTAGCCTATAAGTCCGACGCGCCCGCGGCAGAACCGCTGACTGAAGAAGAAGCCATAGCGGAAATAGGCAAACAGGTAGAAGGGTTTAAGGCTATCCTGGGAGAAAAAGCAGATAAAGCGCAATTTGAAACCCTGGCGCAACAACTTACGGACCTGTCCAGCGGCATTAAGAAAATGGAAGCCGCGCAGATAACCGAAAGTATTAACGCTATTAATAAGGCGAATGAAAGTATCCACAAGCAGATACTTGAACTACAGGAAAAAGCCCTTGAAGAAAAAGAAGCCGAAAAAGGAAAGACCAAAAAGAAAGGGATAGTTTCTACCCAGGACGTAGAAGCTTTCGTAAAAGAAACTTTCGGCAGTATCAGTAAGACTGAACAGAAAAAAACGAAGTCCGAAGCCAGTATAGAACTGAATACAAATAAGGCAGCGGAAAACTTTATGAGTGCTACTTTCTTTGAAGGTGGCCCGGATACTGACCCCACGGCTTTTACTGGCCGTTTCGTAGATCCTACGTTATACCAACGCAGGCGGAAAACGAACTTAATTTTAGACTACTTTACTATCCAGACCATAGGGGTACCTACGCTAGTCTTTTTAATTAAAGTAGAAGACGGCAGCGACGGCGACAGCTTAAGCGGCGACAGCGGCGGCGCAGAGTGGATAACCTGCGGCGACGAAAAGCCTCAGCGGTCTTTCCGGGTTACTACCGGTACGGCTAACGCTAAAAAGGTAGCAATTTTCGGAACTGTAGACGACTGTTTGCTACAGGACGTACCCAGCCTGGAAAGGTGGATACGCGAAGATTTCATGGACGAAATGAGGGAAGAAATAAACGACGGACTTTTGAACGGTAACCCGGCATTAAACCCGGACCAGCCCGAAGGTCTAAAGCTTAACGCTACCCAGTTTACGGCCACGCCTGGTTATAATAACAAATTTGTAGCGTCCAGTACGAACTACATAGACCAGCTTATAGCGACTTTTGCGACTATGCGGTACCGTAAAGAAGAAGCCGGTATAGCCTTCGTTTCTTCAGACGTCTGGTACATGATCCAGCACTTGAAAGACAGCGAACTGCGTTACCAGAATAATACTTTGGTGTATACCAATAACCTGGGCCAGCTTTATATCGCAGGCGTATTGATTGTACCGGTAGACCAGGAAGACATACCCAGTACGCACCTTTTAGTAGTTGGTAAAGATCTGGGCTTTAAGATCTACGCCTACGGGCCTATGGTTTTTGAGCGCGGGTTAAATGCTGACGACTTTAGGCATGACCGGACAAGCTTTAGAGGCTTCCAGCGTTTCTTAACCTTCATACCAGAACAGCGTGAAAATTCTGTTTTGTATGACACCTGGGCGAATATCCAGGCGGGTATAGAAGCGTAAAATTCTAAACCGTTAATTAAAACCTCTAGTATATGACAAACAAGGAAAAGAAAACCCGCATTGTAACGTTCAAAGAGGACTACCGTAGCAAAGCGGGGGGACCAGACAGCCAGCCGATTTATCGGAAGGGAAGCGTACACGCTATACACCATTTAGTAGTTAAAAGCCTACAGGCTAAAGGCGCTAAAATGGACGTAGCGAAGTACGACCCGGAAGCGGCAATAAAAAGGATTAAAAGCCAACGGGAAAAACCAGTTAAATGATTATTGACCAGTCATACTTCGTTAGACGTTTAAATGTGCCCCAGGTAGGTAATACCGAAGGGCTGGACGACTTGAACGGCTATATAGAACAGTACGAACCTGAATACTTAAAATGTGTACTGGGTTTTGATCTATGGAAAGCGTTTAACGAAGGTATAGACGGGTCCGGGCTGCCAGACGTTCAGCGCTGGATTGATTTACTGGAAGGCGCGGAATTTAGCCAGGGGGGCTGTACGTACTACTGGCCCGGCTTTAAGCCGGTAACCGGTCCGCGTATTAGCCCTATAGCCTATTACGTTTTTTGGAATTTCGCGGACGCTAAAGAAATAGACTTCACGCTGGCGGGTTTTGTAGTTAGTAAAACTGACAACAATAGAACCGTTAGCGGGGTCTATCCTTTAGTCTACGCCTGGAACCGTATGTGCGACCTTAATAAGATCCTTTACCGCTTTCTGAAGGTTAATAAAGCAGCTTACCCGGAATGGAAAATCTGCGCTTGTCCATGCGACGACGTAGACCACTGCGGTTGCGGCTGTAATTGCGACCCCAGGACCCCGAAGGGCTGCGG